CTTGGGTATATAGAGTGGAAGGGATATATTAAAAGACATCCAGCAAGAGCAAGAGCAATAGAAATATTAAAGGAAAAAGCATGATGAAAAAGAAAAAGAAAAAAGAAAGGCATGAAGATTGTGGACATGAAGTTGATAGTATCAATAATGTTTATATGTTTCATAACTTAAAATTTAATTTGCATTTATTTATTAATGCAATGGATTTAGAAGATGCAATGAATCAATTTGATATGTGTCAATTTGAACATAGAAAATATTGGAAAGTGTTTTTAGAAACAGGACACCAACCATCATAATTAACAGTACAACTTACACTAGAAAGGGAACACCAAATGCTCTGTAAATCATTGATATTATTACATAATATTTATTTTTCACAGAGGTTGTTAAGACAATAGTTATAATGTATAATAGATATACTGTCTTTAATAAAAGACAAGAACCTTTTATCCAACATAACTTAATTATAGGACAATCATATGAGTAATAAATTTTTTCTAAAAAAAACTTGGGTCAATGTTGATGTATGCGTTGAAGATTATTTTAATTCAGGTACAACATTACAAGATTTAGAAAAAATAAAATGGAGTCCATATTCAAATATAATTAATAGAGATGTTAAAGAAACTAGAAGTACAGTAGAAGAGATTGATGAAGAAACATTTAAAAATAAAATCCAGAAATCCAGTAGCGAGAACTCTACTAACAAAAAAGTTTCACTCGAAGATTGTCAAAAGAAATAAAAAATCTTTAATAGACAAGGTGTTTGATAAAATGAAATATGATATTGAACAGTAGTACATACGCAGGACAAGGCGAAGGTAGGGCGATAACACCAGATGTTTTATTATATCGAAGTGTAATTGTCCGAGCAATTATGGATGCATTGGATGTAGATATTCATGCATGGGGTAATAAGAGAAGAAATATAATCAAGGAAGCAAGGGCTTGGTTTTCCAAAACAGACTCACATTTCTGTGAGATATGCGATTACGCAAATTTAGAACCAACATTTATAATCAGAAAGTTTCAACAGTTAGATAAAGCTAATGCTAAAAAACTATTTAAGAATAAAAATCTTAATAAGTTTTTGACTCATTATATTTGTAGCTTTCATCAAGAGGAACAATACTAATGAGTACAGGTAAGAATACTAAGTTTGATATAGACTTAGAGTATGGACAAATAAGAGAGAAACGAGTAGCTGATTTACTTAAAGGAAGTAAAGTAGAAATTAAAACTGAACGAGCATGGTGGAGAAAGACAGGCAACATTGCTATTGAGTATGAGTATAGAGATAAACCTTCAGGCATAGATAAGACAGAATCTAAATGGTGGTTTCATATATTAGAACTTAATGGTAAAGAACATTGTATGTTAGTGTTTAGAGTATCAAGACTAAGGAAGATAGTTAAGAAATATAAGAAGACACATACTAAAAATATAGGAGATTACAGAGCAAGTAAGTGTGTTGTTATTCCTATTAAAGAATTATTTACTGAAGGATGTATAGCAATATAATGTTTAACATATTCGAAAAAATAATAGGTTATTGTTTATTAGGATATATAACTTACATATTAGTGTGTATGGTATTAGGAACATTTGATATAATATAACTATGGGATGCAAAAATTTAAATGAGTGATAAAGATTTAATAAGAGAATTTAAACAAACAATATCAGATTTAACTAAAGATAAAAAAGAATTAACTGATACCATAGAAGATAAAGATTCTAGAATTAAAAAAATTTTGATTCAGCTTGAACAAGCTAATCAAGATGTGCAATCAGCAGGTAAAAAGATTGCAGAACTTGAGAAGAAACTCAACAAAAAACAAACAATCAAAAGAGTAATAGATGAAAAGATAACAGAAGTCCTTGAAAACATTGAAGAAAATAAAGACTCTGAAAGTGTTGACAAGGAGGGGTCTGATATGCTAAAAGAAATCTATGAAAAATAATAATAACAAAAAGGACTTATGTCTTGGTTAATATATAAAACAAAGGTAGTAGGAACTTATACTTTTATTTACGCACAAAAAGTATGGGGTCTATTACCATTTTAATAACAACAATAATAATAACAAAAAGGAAAATACATATGGCAATAATTGAAGGCACAGCTTACTGGGCTTCTCTGACACGACCAAACGAAAAGTTTGAACCTATGTGGAGAATTGATTTAGCAGTTGATGAAAAGACAGCAGAAGATTTTAGAAGTCAAGGAATCTCTGTTGGTGAAACTGTTGTAGATGAACAGACAATATCTAATATAATTAGATTTAAAAGAAAAGTACAGAAAGCTAATGGTGATAAGAATCAACAACCAACATTAGTTGATGGTGGTAAAAAACCACTTGATAAAATAGTAGGTAATGGTAGTAAGGTAAAGGTAATGTACAGACCTTACGATTGGAACTTCAAAGGTAAGAAGGGAAAAGGATTAGACCTACAAGCTGTTCAAGTAGTTGACTTAGTAGAATACACTCCTAAAGAAGATTTTGAAATAGAAGATTCTTCAGCTAAGGGTGTTGACATTAAGGAAGATTTTTAGTATAACATCTGATAAAGTGAAGGCATTTAGTGTGTCATCATTTTTTACTCCTAGAAGAAGTCGGCTTGTAGTAGAGTCGGCTTCTTTTTTTTTATGAACGAAGGAAAATTTTTAATAATATTATTTATTACCATGATTACATTATCTATTTTAATAGGATGGTATCATGATAATTTAAATTTTTAATAACAATGAGGGCGACAATGGAAGATACAAATAAAAATGGATTTGTAAAGTTTCACTTACCCTGTCCACTATGTTCAAGTAGTGATGCAGTATCGGTGAATGCAGATAATTCTGCTTATTGTTTTTCATGTCAACAATATATAAGAGAATATGATATGGAATTACAACCAACAAATACAAACAACGAATATGAAGTAAAAAATTATATGAAAGATTCTAACTATGCAGAAATTATAGATAGAAATATTTCAGAACAAACCTGTAAGAAGTATGGAGTGACAGTCAAGATGGATAACATGGGTACAATAACAAACCATTACTATCCATACCACGATACGCAGGGTGCAAAGATTGCAACAAAGACTAGGTACACAAAGTTAAAAGAGTTTAGTATACAAGGTAATACAAAAAACTCTGGGCTGTTTGGTCAACATCTTTTTTCTAAAAATAAATATTGTATAATAACTGAAGGTGAGTTAGATTGTCTATCTGCTTATCAGATGATGTTGAAAGGAACATACCACACTCCAGTTGTAAGTATAAAGAATGGTATAACTTCAGCAGTTAAAGATATTAAGACAAGTTTAGAATGGTTAGAAAATAATTTTGATAATGTCATTATAAATTTTGATAATGATGAGCATGGTATTGATGGTGCTATGAAAGTTGCAGAGTTATTCTCTCCAGGAAAATGTAAGATAATGCATTTACCTGAAGGATTTAAAGATGCATCAGATTGTTTATCAAAAAATAAAATACAAATATATAATAAAACATTTTGGGATGCAAAGACATTTGCTCCAGATGGAATTATAAATGCTAATATTTTATTTGATGAAGTTATTAAACCAATAACAAAATCATTTGTTCAATATCCTTTTGAAGGACTTAATAAAATTACATATGGTTTAAGACCTGCAGAGTTAGTGACATTCACAGCAGGGTCTGGACTTGGTAAGACTCAAGTAATGAGAGAAGTAGTACATCACATTATAAAATCAACAGAAGATAATATAGGTTTATTAATGTTAGAAGAAACACCAGTCATAACTTCAAAAGGTTTGATGAGTGTTGAAGCTAATCAAAGATTACACTTACCTGATGTTCATGTAAGTAAAGAAGAAATGAAAACTTATTTTGATGCAACAGTAGGTACTGGTAGAGTATATATGTTTGACCATTTTGGGTCTAACTCTATTGATAATATTGTTTCAAGGGTTAGGTTCTTAGCTAAAGGTTTAGATTGTAAGTATGTTATTATAGACCATGTTAGTATTATAGTATCGGACCAATCTCATGGTGATGAGAGAAGAGCATTAGATGAAATTATGACTAGACTTAGAACACTTGTTCAAGAGACAGGAGTATCTATGATAGTTGTATCTCACTTAAGAAGACCAGATGGTAAAGGACATGAAGAAGGTGCAGCAACATCACTATCACAATTAAGAGGGTCAGCTAGTATAGGACAGCTTAGTGATATGGTAATTGGATTAGAAAGAGATGCACAAAATGATGACCCTGATATTAGAAATACAACAAGGATAAGAGTATTAAAGAATAGATTCTCTGGTATAACTGGTCCATGTTGTGATTTAAAATATGACATTGATACTGGTAGACTTAATGAGGTAAAGTCAGATGACTTTTAATAAAGTAGTATTTGATATAGAAACAACCATGACTGCTGATAAGATATGGTGTATTGTTTGTAAACATGGCGATACTTATTATCAGTTTAGAGAAGATAAGCTACATAGGTTTGAAGAGTTTATAAAACAAACTGATGAAGTTATAGGTCATAACATAATTGGATTTGATATACCAGTTGTTAATAAAATATTTGGTTATGATTTATTTGCTAATTGTAAAAAGACAGATACATTAATATTATCTAGATTGTTAAATCCTATGATTGAAGGTGGACACTCATTAAAAAATTGGGGTACTAAATTAGGTCATAATAAAATACACTTTGAACAATTTGATTTCTTTACTGAAGAGATGTTAACTTATTGTAGGAATGATGTTGAATTAACTGAAAAACTTTATAAATTTTTAAATACTAAGACAAAAGATTTTGGACAATCAATAGAGTTAGAACATAAGGTTGCAGAGATAATACAAAAACAACACGAGAGAGGATTTAAAATAAATGTTATTGATGCTTATGAATTACAATGTAAGTTTCAAGAAGACATGAATGATTTAACTTCTAAAGTTAGAGAAACTTTTCCTCCATTAAAAGTAGAGACAGAGTTTATACCTAAGTCTAATAACAAGGCAAGAGGTTATGTAAAGGGAGTACCTTTTACTAAAGTTAAATACAAAGAATTTAATTTAGGTTCAAGACAGCAGATTGCTGAACGATTAGTTATGCTTGGATGGAAACCAAAAAAGAAAACTGATAAAGGACATATAATTGTAGATGAGAAAGTATTATCTGAGATACATAATATTCCTGAAGCTAAATTAATAAACAGATACTTAATGCTACAGAAAAGAATTGCTCAAGTTAGT